TTTTAGACCTGGCTTGCTATCCTGATACTCTGTAGTGAGTCTCTTTCCTACTTTAATTGCGCTATGGTATACTGCTGACCACGCAATCTCGCCTTCATTGAAATCTTCAGAAACACACTCGTCCGGAAAGTAGTTTACTTCTTTTCGTTCGTCTTTTCCTGAGGGTCGTTGAGGGACTCCCACTTTTTCAAGTAACGCTCGCACGAATCCTGCGCTTCGAAAAAGGCGCTTCGATATATCTGTGATAGTATCTCCCTGCAGGTAGTCCGTAACTGCTTCAGCGATTTCTTCATTTGTTGCAGCAGTTCCGCGCTTTTTTGCTTTACGACTTCTAACATATTCTTTCTGCTCCAGGTGGCCATTGATAATAGCTGCTAATCGCGTAGTATTGTACGCGATATTGAGTATATCACACGCCTCCTTCTTTGTTATAGGCTTGGTAGAGGTATCCGACGGGTTCAAAAGAGTAATCACTTTCTCGATGTTCGCTGCCGTCAGATTCTCGTAATCTTTCTTTTTCACTGTCTTTCTCAAGTTCAATCTCCAACTTAAATAGTAAACAACAGATAGCGTGTGCTAAATGTGATGAATTTGTCTCTGGGTCTTTTAACTCGCCGTCCATGTGTGCAAATATGTGCCGAAGTGCACCGCCTGTGTATCTGTTCTGAAGATTATCAAGTTTACGCCAATTATCTTCATCGTACTTAGCTGCACCAAAGGTAAGTATCTTACTTACTTCGATGATAGCTTTTGGAGGCAGCAGATACATCTTCGGTTTTTCACTATCAAACTTTCTACCCTCACTCATGTACGAAATCCTTTATCATTGGAAAGACTCCGTTCATTTCATAAGCACAGGCTCTAGCGATATCCATATGCTCTTTTTGGGTACCTGGTGTAGTTCGTACATCAATGTAATGAATCCACGACCTTACTGTACCGTGCATATAAAGACGCGTAGGCGTCAGACCCTCTGGGAGGACTGCACGGGCTTGTTCTTTGGCAATACCATTATCTAGTGCCCATCTGTACGCTGCAATAGCTGCATCACCTACTCGACGCTGCTGCTGTAACCATTGATAGTGAATATCTCCATCTGGGGCACGAACAGAGTTTTGTCGGTTTGTCTCGTCTTGTAGACGGCATTCTCTAAACTCGAATACGCCCAAGTCTTTAACATCTGCATACCGCTGGCTAAACTCTTGAAAAGAGAAGCTGCGGTGGCGTAGAATTTGTTTGGCAATATCTCTTGTAGTATTGATTTCCATAGTGATACTAACCATCTCAAAGGGAGACCAGTGTTTATGCTTCACTAGATACTGTACTAGCTTCTGAGAGGTCTCGGTATTCTGCTGGTTACTTGGATTTGACACTCGCGCCATATAAGCAATATCTGCTATAATATCAGGCGAAGATGTCGATATAAGTTTTACTTTGCTCATTTTCTTGTGATCCTTTTATCGTAGTCTGCATAATCATCGTTCCACCACTTCGGTCTTTCCCTATACTTCCAGGAGGCGAACGTCGCTTTATCAAGGTGGTAGTAGTCCCTGTACGATTGTATTGGGTTGTTGTAATCTTTAAGCTCATCTGGCATTGCTAACCCGAAGGTTGTGAATCCGAGTCTTTGCATATTTTTTGGTTCTGGGAGTTTATTGACGACTTCCGTAATCGACTTATGGTCTTTTCCATAGCGATAGCGATATTCATCATTAAGTGCATTACCATAGCAATGTGTCCATTCGAAATTGTCTAGCGATGACCTTACCCATATTGTGCAAGGGTGATTGTACATCATCGGTAGATAGGGCGTTAGTGGTCGTTCCGCAGGGGGAAGGTTTTTAATTGGTTTTTTGAGGGCATTCAGTTTATCACTCTCTGGTTTGGTGAGTGCACGAGGTACAAAACCTAAATGCTCATCAATCCAGATAGCAGTACACATAAGCTGCGCTACTTCTAGCGGCATTTTAACGATGTGCTTGTCTACATGATACTCGGCACACTTATCAAGGTCGTTGTCTAAATAAAAAAGGTTAATGGTACTCTCCCTAAAATTGAAAAACTATTATACTAAAGTTTGAGCACCTTGTCAAGACTTATTTCTCTCTACTGACTTTCTGAACCTTCTCTACTGTACGCATTGCGCCTAGTCCTAGCATACCCATCAATACTGGCATCATTTGCGATGTATCAATCATTGGAATTACTATAGGGTTGCTTAGCAACTGCAAAACAAAATTAGCTACTGGGATAACAATGAAGTTAGAGAAAAACCCTAAACCACATACCCAACCAATGAAAGGTCTCCAGCCTGCAACAAATAATGATTTATGTGCTGCTTCTGTTTTATTAACTTCCAGTTGTGCAATCATTGCTTCTTGTGCTTGCTTCTGTGATAGTGTTGCTATCTCATGTGCTAGTGCATTTTTTGTGTCTTTATCTTCAATAAATTTATCTAATAGACCAGTAACTGGCCCAACCAAACTACCGAGGAGATTTAACATTCTCTAGTCTCGCCATCAATCGCACTGCGCGATTGCCTACTTGACGGTACCATAAGGAGTTTCTTCCTTCTGATGCGGCAAGTTCCCATTGTCCAGCTTCTAAAGCTGCTTTAAAATTCTTAAACTTACTAAGTCGAGGCCGTCCAAGATTAAACATCATATTGACGAGTATCTCTTGGACTTCCTCTGGAAAACAATTCCAAGTATTATATAGTATAGAACACTCATCAATAGCTACTGCGAGGTCGTGCTTAAACGATGCATTAACCCTTTCATGGGTTACAACTGACCCTATAGGCATACCAAACTCTTCATCAGACTTTAACACTAAATGTCCAATACCAAACGTGGGATAGCCAAGATGATCCTCGTATATCTCGTATTTTACGCCTTCATCAAGTTCTAACTGTTTTTGTATTCTTTCTATATTCAACTTGTTCTCCTATTTAGTTCATGCTGGCGAAATATATTGTAGCAAAAGGAATCATTAAAATCCCCGCTGCCGTAATGGTATTGCAGAATAAACACGTTGCTCTGTGTTCGATTAACTCTTTCACTAGGTCTCCGTTTAACTTGAGCTATGCTCGGTTTAAGTAAGTCGGACGTTATTTAGAGGCGTTGTCCGTCGCCTGATAATACTTTGCGTGCAACAAGTTCGTTACTAATCTTTTGCTTGAGCGGCCCACGAGTATTGCTGTTCTCGAAAGCGGAAAGCAAATCTTTAGTCTTCGCATTCTTCATATAATAATGCTTCTGTCCGTCAGGCTTACGAGTTGTTTTGTTGTAAATAGTTTCTGACTCTTTAAATTTAACTGGCATTGCTGTGCTCCCGATTATATTCTTGTTTAAGTAATTTATATGTATTTTCAGCTACTGCTTTGTTCGTAGTTAGCATATAGATATTATGAAGGTCTTGTACTTTATACAGTATCTCGCCACCATCATTTAGTATAGTAACTATCGTTAATTTATTCTTCATCGAGCGTAATAACTCCTGTATTTACTAGATGTTCGATTGTTACTTCGATGCCTTCTTTTTTGCCAAGAGCGTGAGCTGAAAGTCCGCAGCCTACGACGCAAAATACGAATATAGCATATTCCATCATCTTTAGTTTTCCTATAACTTTGCCTTTGAATGGGTATTATACGCGAAGGCAGTTCGTTTGTCAAGAACTATTTTATGAGAGTATTATACACTAGAGGGACAAAAATGTCAAGATATTTTTTCTAGAGCTACTAGCACCCTAAAAAATATCTCTTGACAAGGTTACTATTTTGATATATAATATCCCCTATGAAAACATATCAAAAAGCACCCTGGACATACAAAGAACGTGAGTTGCTCGCGCACTTTTACTTTCACGCATCTATAGATGAAGTGATGGATAAGTTGCCAGGTCGCTCTGAAAATGCTATTCGCAAACAAGTCATGTACTTGAGAAAGCGAGGATATAGATTTAAATGAGCGGAGTAGAATATGCTTTGATGGCAGCACTGTTGGTGCTTTGGATAATCATAAAGGGTCGTGATGACCAGTAAGGAAAATAAATGAAGGTAGTAGTTAGAGGGACAAACGTAGAGGGTGCTTTAAGGCTATTCAAGCGCAAGGCTATGGATAGTGGCATTCTTATGCGCGTAAGAGAGAAGGAGTTCTTTGAGAAAGGCTCTGCAAAGAAACAAAGGAAAAAAGCTGCGGCTCGTATGCGAGAGCGCAAGCGTCAAGAAAAAAAGACTTGACACTTTCCTAAAATCTGCGTATAATACCCTTTCAAAGACGGAGATTCAGATGATAGTATATTCAGTTCAAGGCAAGTACCCAAATTGCTATAACAAATTTATAGAGGCTTGCCTAAATCATTTGATTCCTACCGCACCAGAACACGATGTAAATGTACTTATTAACATTAAAAAGCGTTTAAAAAGTGGAAACGTAGGGCAATGTATAGGCGACTGTAGTGAAATTACTATTGAGCTGGCTCGTTTTTACGAAGATGGAACTGCTTTAACCAAGGACGAGTTAGCTGCAAACCTAGCGCATGAGCTAGTACACGCAAAACAATATATTTTTGATGAAATTAATGCTGTTGATTATACTTGGAAGTCTAATGATTATTCTGAGTGTGACTACTGGGATCAGCCGTGGGAGGTCGAAGCATATCATCGAGAAAAAGTTTTAACTAAAAAATACTGGAGTAACCAATGTACGAAGTAATAACAACCTTAGCAGGTATTTTGTTTGCAAGCTGGTTTCTCTACGGAGCTTTCAAAGTACTACTTGACCTAGAAGAAATGAAGGATAAAGAGAGAAATGACTCCACAAGAGATTAGTGACTACAAACAAGCTTGGCATTTTAGCGGAAAATTTCATACATACCATACTCATACTGATGTTCGTAGTGAGGTTGTTGCTTGGTGTAAGGCTTTTTCGAGTCAAGAGCAATGGCATATAAATAGATATGTTGAAGCGTATACGGATAGAATAGAATTTGAAAAGGTGGAACAGTACGAGATGTTTCGAGAGTGGTATAAACTGAGAATGGGAGCATAAATGAACTACTATAGCGCAAGAATAGATTGGGGCGGTGGCTATGTTACTCTTGGTACATATGCTGCCATGACGGAAGACGAAGCAAGAGCACAGGCGTGGGAACGCCATCTGGGCTGTATCGCCTTAAAAGATGCAGAATATGGACAGATTCACATTGAACAACTATTAGGAATGGGCGAAAAATAATGAATATTTATACAAAAGATGTAGAAGCTGGCCGCAAGTGAGCGGATATCGGCTTCTTGTTAGCCAGAAAAACTGCTCACCTAT